AAGCTACCGGAGGAAGATGCTATTGCGGACTGGGTCAAATGGGTGCTGGATGATAACAAGGTTAGATATCGTACCGTTGAGGCAGATACTGGGATTCGCGAATCGAGACTTAGTCGTTGGATCACTGGTAAGGTATCACTCAAATATGAAGATGTCTGTGAATTAATTGATTATGCGAATGGCTTCTTGGAAATTGACTATAGGAGGGACGATCTACCAGACGAGGAAATGATTGTTGAAACACTTAAAGAACTGTTTAAACTACGGTTTAGGAGTACACATCCTCGATATGTTGCCTGGCGGATTGGCGGGACACCCGAAATTTACAGGGAATGGTACGACGGTCTTCGATACGGAAGGCTGACTTATGGCAAAATCTATAAGTATCTCTCAGTTGTGTTAGACGACTATAGGCATTTCAAAGAGTCATTTGATGCAGGAATGATGGAAGATTGGCAGATTTCACTATAAAATGGGGCAAAAACAGCGTTTTGATACACTTTTACCAAATTAATTCTCTTGATACACTTTTCTATAATTAATTTTTTTTTAAAAAACTACGCGTAAATAAATTTGAAAAAGTGTATCAGATACACTTTTCTAAATTAATTTAAGAATAATACCGACGAAAAAAAATTAATTACCAAAAAGTGTATCAGACGAATTAATTACCAAAAAGTGTATCAGACGCATATTAGGAGGAAAAACTATGTTTGAAGATCTGGTTAGAATTTCGAGAAAGTACAAGGCAAAGCATCCTGAAAACGTGAAGTTGATTGATTACTTCGAAGAACTTGACAACAGCGATGCGATTGAAATCCATTATAAAAATGGCAAGATTACAGTGTGGGATGAGAACACTGATTTAGAGGTAACCGTCCGCGACCCAATCATGTAGTATTATGAGAAAGGAGGAATAACACTATATGATGGTAGCTTTAGTGATAGCATTAATAGGCTTATCAATAGCTATGTTTATCATGACTGGTTTGTTTAGCATGTGCTTAACGTACATACAGACGTTACACGCTAAACATCCAAATGATAAATCGCCTATTGACGAGATATTCAATGCAAAGAAAAACTAAGAAAGGAGGTTATACTTCAGAAGTAAGAGACTTGAAACATAGTCTTTTACTTTTCGCTTATAAATCATGTAGTATTATGGGAAGGAGGATAAAATCCATGAAAAGAATGAACTTTAAAAAATACATGATTATTGGAACATTTATAGCATCATTCTGCATGGCAGTCAACGGCAAGACAGCTGACCAGATGTTAGAGCAAAAGGGCATAACACCTAATAGCTTAACTGGTATGTGCATCAAAGCCGCAGCCATGTTAGCGATAGCTATAACTTGGCCAATAACATTAATCAAAAACATTTTTGGAATGTTTAGTTAAGAAAGGAGGACCAACCCAAAGTCTTGAGGGACGCGAAACTATCGCACCCTCTTGATTTTTGCCTCGCGTAGAATTCATCCCCTTTTATGAGAGGAAGAAGAGGAAGTGCGCTCGTTGAGCACATTATCTGATTCTTTTTCTTTTCGTTCGTGAAAGGAGCGATGCTCATGAAACGGGAATCCAAGTTCCAACATGACCTGATTGAAGAAATCAAAGAACGATTTCCAGGTTGTATCGTTGCGAAGATGGACTCAGGGTACATACAAGGAATACCAGATCTACTTGTGTTGTACAAACATCACTGGGCACTGTTAGAAGTGAAGAGAGAAAAGAATGCGCCTCACCGTCCTAACCAGGACTACTACGTAGAAAAGTGTGACCGCATGTCCTTTTCAGCTTTCATCTACCCAGAAAATAAGGAGGAGATTCTTTATGGAATGGAAGAATCATTCAAAACTTGACGGGAAACATGCGATCCTATCGCCTTCCCAGCCATCATGGCTCAAGTACGACGATGAGCGTTTACTCGAGTACGCCATCACTAAACAGGCAGCAGAAAGGGGAACTCGTTTACATGAGTGGGCTGCTGAAACAATTAAACTAGGTATTAAGCAGGCAGTACCTAGGGGCAAGATTAGAACAATCGAGTCCTATGTCAACGACGCAATAGCGTATCGTATGACGCCTGAAGTATTGTTATACTATTCTGACTATATTTATGGAACAGCTGACGCGATCTGTTTCCGAAATAACAAACTCAGAATACACGATCTCAAAACCGGAAAAGGTAAAGTACATCCTGAACAGTTGGTTGTTTACGCAGCACTTTTTTGTTTGGAGTACAAAGAAGATCCAGAAAGACTTTCTGACATAACATTACAAATCTACCAGAACGATCACATCGATGTGATTGAGGTAACACCAGAAGACATAAGAGATGCAATGGATAAGATCAAACATCTCGACGAAACCCTACGTAAAGAAAACGTAGCAGTGACAACAACTTGACAGGAGGTTGACTACTCATGAATCAGACTGCAGCTGAATTATATGAGTTATACACCGCAGCATTAGACGGTGAAGAAGACCTTGCTCACTATGGCATCAAGCGTAGATCTGGACGCTATCCATGGGGAAGCGGCAAGGAGCCGTACCAGCACGGCGATAACAGAGACTTCTTAGGAAGAATAGAAGCTCTTAAGAAGAAAGGCTGGGTAGAGTCAGCAGAGAATATTAAGAAAGAATTCGGATGCTCACTAAACGAATACAGATATGAGAAATCAATCTGTACAAATGAAAGAAGAAGACAGCAGTATGATGAAGTAATGTCATTAAAGAATGACGGTCTGTCAACTTCTGAGATCGCCCGCAAAATGGGTAAGAATGAAAGCTCTATTCGAGCTATTCTTAATCCTTCATCAGTGGCCAAGATGAAGGAACTCGAAGACACTGTAGATTTCTTAAGAAAGCAGGTCGAAGAGAAAGGCATGATCGACGTGGGAAAGAATGTCGAGTTAACGCTTGGCGTCTCACGTGACAGATTAGATACCGCTATATATTATTTAGCCGGTGAAGGCTACAATGATTATGGCGGAAGAATACCTCAGCCTACAAACCCATCTCATCAGACAACTCAGAGAGTTTTAGCAAAGCCAGATGTACCATTCAAAGACATCTACGACTATCGAAAGATTAAAACAATCGAAGACTACACATCTGATGATGAAGGACACACATTCAGAAAGTTCGAATACCCAACATCTTTAAGCTCAAAGAGATTACTGGTTAGGTATGCGGACGACAAAGATCCAGATGGAATAAAGTCAGTACAGAAAGACGGACTCATCGAAATCCGTCCAGGCTGTCCTGATTTATCACTCGGCAAGGACAAGTATAGTCAGGTAAGAATAATGGTAGATGGAACACACTACTTAAAAGGCGTTGCTGTTTACAGTGACAACTTACCGGATGGCATCGACGTGGCATACAACACAAACAAAACACACGCTAAATGTCCTACGCCTAAAGACTGTCTCAAGCCAATCAAATCAGATCCGAACAATCCGTTTGGTTCTCTGATTAAACCGGATGGACAGTACTATTATAAAGACAAAGATGGAAAAGAAAAGCTTGGCCTCATTAACAAGAGAGCGGCACAGGGCGACTGGTCTGAATGGAAAGATCAGCTTCCTGCACAGTTCCTTGCTAAACAGTCAACAGCTCTTGCAAAGAAACAGTTAGATTTAGCTAGAGCAGACAAGAAAGATGAACTTGCTTCAATCAAATCCATCACAAACCCTACGATCAGAAAATATTATCTGCAGAAGTTCGCAGACAACTGTGATTCTAATGCAGTAACTCTTGCTGCAGCAGCACTTCCACATCAGAAGTATCATGTATTGATACCAATCAACACACTTAAAGATACTGAAGTGTTCGCACCAAGATACGAAAACGGAACTAAGCTTGCGCTTGTAAGATACCCTCATGAAGGTATCTATCAGATACCAATCTTAACAGTTAACAACAGAAATAAGTTAGCTAGAAAGATCATTGGCACTGATTCAACAGATGCTATTGGTATCACAAGCAAGGTTGCTGAACAGCTGTCAGGTGCAGACTTCGACGGCGACACAGCAATGGCCATTCCAACACACGATTCTGGTGGCAAGATTAAGATCTCTAATAAACCACCGCTCAAGGAACTCGAAGGCTTCGACTCAAAGAGTTATCAGTATGATAGCATCAATGAGAAAGGTCAGTACTGTAGAAACGGAATTCCGATTACAATCATGACAAAGCATAACGAGCAGCTTGAGATGGGCAAAACTGCAAACTTAATAATGGACATGACTCTTGGAGGAGCAAGTGATGCAGAACTTGTACGAGCAACCAAGCATTCAATGGTTGTTATCGACGCAGCTAAGCACAAGCTCGATTACAAGCAGTCAGAGAAAGACAATAATATTGCTGAACTTAAAAGACTTTACCAGAAGCAGACAAATGCTGATGGAACATTTGTAATAGATCCTAAAACAAATGACATAAAGATCGGCGGATCAGCAACACTGTTGTCAAGAGCAAAGAGTCCAGAGAAAGTTCCAAAGAGACAGGGTCAGCCAAAGGTAAACCAGAAAGGAAAACCTTGGTATGATCCAACTAAACCAGAAGGATCACTTATCTACAAAGAGTCGTTTGATGCTTACTATGACAAGACAGTAATAAACAAAAGAACTGGAGAAGTTAAAACAGTTCCTGCAGTAAGAACAGAAGACTCAACAAAGATGCAAGAAACAGAGGATGCTCGTACACTCATCTCTGCAAAGAGAACAAAGATGGAGATTCTTTATGCAGACTATGCTAACGATATGAAACAGTTGGCCAGAGATGCAAGAATAGAACTCATTAACACAGAAGGTACAAAGAAAGATCCTGCAGCTGCAAAGAAGTATGCCAAAGAGATCGCTTCTATGGACTACAAGTTAAACGAAGCTCTCAAGAACTCTGTTAAAGAAAGAGCAGCACTCAGATCAGCAAACGCATCAATCAAAGATGCAATAGAAGCAGATCCTGACTTAGCTACTAATAAGAAGGAAAGAAGAAAGGTTGCTCAGCAGGCTCTTACTGCAGCACGAGCTGACCTTGGTTCTAAGACCAGAAAGGAACGTAACATTGTACTCACAGATAACGAATGGGAAGCAATACAGAATCATGCCGTTAGTGATAACTACTTACAGAAGATACTGAACAACTGTGATCCAGACTCTCTGAGAGAACGTGCTACACCAAAGGAAAGAAAGACTATTAGTGCAACAACTAAGTCAAGAGTCAGAGCTATGCTTGATAGTAACTATACTGTGGCAGAGATCGCAGATCAGCTTGGTATCAGTGAGTCTAGTGTAGCTAAGATCGCAAGACCAAAGAAAGGAGAAGACGACTAATGAAAGCCTTCTGGCTTACAACAAAGGATAACAAGTGGAATCCGTTCACACACACTGATGAATGGGCTGCTTACGATGATTTGATGGATTATGGTTGTTCATCGATTCTCGCAAGACTTGTTCCTGACTCAGAAGATCTCCTCCCTTCAGAGAGGAACGATCTAATTGAAGCGGCGATCGATAAATTCATTGCTGCTGACCCTACTGGAATGTACGTGAAACTCGTAGACGAAAACAACAACGAGCTTCCATTCTAGAATCATTAAAGACATCACCGAACATTTGTGTTCATATAATACTCCTTTTGAAAATATTTTCCGACCCGTAGGGGGGTCAAATAAAAGTATACCCCCCTCTTCAT